GTGCCATATCCTTAGCTTTGTATGACCTAACTTCTGGATCGACCTTAAAATAACGCGGGTCATAAGTATGCATTCTTGCAATTGTATCAAACGCCGGAAACCCATCGTATAACATATCTTCTGTAATGCTAAGTTTTAGCAATAACTTTTTTTTCCACTTTGAATCAACAGCTGCCATCATCTCTTTAACTGAGAGGCCTACATTTTCGGCCATACTTCTCTCAAATATATTCTTTATCAAGGTGTATGCTACAAAGTTCGTACCTACTGTACTATAGGCTAAACCAATCATTGACATTGCAACACACTTACTCGTCACACGCGAGGTACTTGAACCATAACCTATCCTGTGCAACATTGTATCGAGGGATCTATACGGAACAACATCAGGCATATCATATTTTTTTTGCATCTTCAAGCTTGGCCTGATAAAATTCATTTTCAAAAAGACAACCCCCTTAACCGCAAGGTTGCCTTGACTATCAGGTACAGAAAAAAATGGTATATCAACACGCACATCTCTCATAACCATATGAAAGTTGTTCTTCAGAAAGACCACATACTTGTGGAGACTAAGATATTTATGCAAATATCTGGGATAACCATAAACGGAATCATCCCCATAAACTATAATTCTAATTCTACCATTCTTTAATTCAATGCGTATCTTACCCTCTATTTCAGGGTGATTACTAATTACCCACTCTACAAAAGACCACCAGCATAGGGCTACTACCCAACTATCACAATGACTGGTTTCAAAGGCACCTGACGGAACTGTACCTATAATCGTTCTCCACACATCACCATAGAGATGCGTTACTTTCGTGACAAGTCCAGAACATGCCATATTAACTAAATCAACTAACAATTTATAATCTTTACTCTCTTGATCCCAATAAAACAATGACGAAAACGTGTAGAATTCGAGGAAGAATCTCTTGATGGTTGTATCCAACCCATCAAAATCACCATCAGAGTACATCATATCTGGGTCATCAGCTCTCATGTATTCTGCTGTGCCTTTAGCACCCCCAAAGAACCATTTACTTCCTATCTTTATCATCTCGCCTCTCTCGAATACCTGCCTATCTTTCTGTGCAAGATAGGAGACAATATAGGTACTATATGCTGGTATAAAGAAATCTCTAACCTTGTTTGAGAACTTGTCATATTCCGCTTGCGTACTACATTCCTTCATCAAGATTTCATCTTTCATCTCTATTTTCCATGCTCTATCTAATCTATGGTACGCATCGGCATAGTTTTTATTTCTGAGTAATTCTACTATTTCCAATGCAACTTGTTTAGCATAGGCATCCTGATCGATCTTCTTTCCATTGACAACAAACCTTGTGGCTACACCATTGTCCCTATCAAATATCGTTCTATTTTCGCCAGCCCGAAGGCCGCTTGATGCATCCTTGGGGACAATACCCAATATATCTTCATCTTCAATAATAGCCTGGAGCTTTCCCTGATATTGTGTCATCTTCATCTGCTCCATCATTAAACGATAACCCATACCCATACAATTGGAAACGTCTCGAGAGAATTTCGTGTCTTTAACTTCATCCTTAGCGTACTTACTCATAGCTTTTGTTACCTTCTCCACCGTGAGCCCTGATTTAGATTGTTTCACATTCGGACCAAATGGTCCTGCACTAAATGTTTTATTGTGTATAGACAACTTCTCCATTGCCAAAGTAGCAAGCGTAGGCACAGGTCTAGGTACTTGAATATCACTATGGAAAGACGGACGAAACGACGTAGCTAGGGTACCAGGTCTATATAAAGGCCTCCCTGGCATCCTTGCTCTTATAGATGTAAGCATTCTATCATCATGATACTTATACATATCTCTTATATACCTATCTGGCGGACGCAGCGTAGCTGCTGATTGTATTCTTCTACACGCAAAATATGGCTTTATGGGTATCCAATTCGAAGACTGAACTAGCGCCAAACCCATTGCTATCCTCTTCTCATCTACGGACTGTAACACATTCCTTATTCTCGGGGCACCATGTCTCATCTCATATTTCGATTCTAAGAACGCATACAATGTCAACATATTCTCATTCACTTCACGCACATTACTCGGCGCCGGTAAAACTACCGTCTCCCCTATTATGGGTATAAAATACTCAACGAAGTCTCCGGTATTAAACATACTTATTCTTTTATCACCTGCTGACCGATATCCAAAGTAAGCTGCTACGTGATAATGTAGCTTCTTAAGTCGGGTAGCTAATGAATGCAAAACGTAATAAATGGTGAAATTATCTAGTCAAGGACAGTATAACGCTAATCCTTGCTAGTGAA